CGATGGGACGGTAGTTACGTTGACACTCTTGTTATCATGCCAGACATGGGTTTGGGCGACACGTTATCGTTCGCTCGGTTCGTTGCCATGGCGGCGATGCCGGTCAGGCGGCTGATCTTCATGGTGCAGCCGGAACTTCTGACCTTGTTGCGTGGCGCGATGGCGGGGTTCCTGAACGTCGAGGTCGTGTTGAACGACTCCATTCTGCCTCCCGCCGATGCGTGGTGTCCGATCTTTTCAGTTCCGACCGCGTTGGGACTTAATGATGAAGAAATCCGTGACTGTGAGGGTTTGAGACCGGATTACTTTCCGAATGGATCGGTCTCGGACACGTTGAAACTGGACGACAGGGACTTCAACATCGCGATTTCATGGGCTGGTGCGCCGGGGAATGACATTGATCGTCACCGTAGTATTCCTGTGACGGAATTTTTAAGTCTGCTTGAAGTGCCGAACGTGAAATTATGGTCGGTGCAGGTCGGAAGCCGGGTTCAGGAGTTGCATAATTCAGGACTCGCGGCAATGATCCAGGATTTAAGCCCGATGATCCGAGACGCCGCCGACACGGCGGGCATCTTGCGGTGCATGGACCTGATCGTGACCTGCGAATCGTTCCTTGGGCACCTCTCGGGGGCGCTCGATCTGCCGTGCTGGGTGGCGGCGAGTAAGCGTGGGCGGGATTGGCGGATCGGCACACGCGGCGAGCGGCCTTTGTGGTATGACAAGACGCGAATCTGGCGGCAAGGCGACGATCTGGCGTGGCCAGGCGTGTTCGCGGCCATGGTGGAGGAGCTGAAGCGTGTCCGTTCCTGAGATGCACTCGCTTCTGGAAAGCGTGACCTTATTGGCTAGCCGGGAGGCGCCCCGGTTCATGCTCATCCGGCCCCGGATGTTTCGCCAGTTCTGCTTTTGGAACAAGCGAAAGGTTCGGTACCGCCGCCCCGCCTTTTATGAGCGCCGGGTGAAGAGGATATGCCATGCCCGTTCCTGACATGCGCGAGGTCACGTCGAGCAACGTCGATGCCGTGGGCTACGACAACGGCACGCTGTTCATCCGTTGGAAGTCCGGCAAGCTATCGTCCTACGCGGGCGTTCCCGCCGACGTGGCCGAGCGCGCGGCGAACTCGTGGAGTGTCGGGACGTTCGTGCGGGAATCGGTGATCGGGCGGTATGAGCATCGGTACGTGTCTGATGAGTGACCCCGACCCCCGCGCTCTTCAGGCCGCCGCGGCGCTGGACGAACTCTCGGCCAAGGTGACGCTGAACGCCGGGAACGGCTTCGCGGGGTGCTTCGCGCTGGTGCCGCCGGGAGAAGGCGACGTGGTGACGACGCTGATCCTCGATCCATCCGCCTCGCCGGCGGTGTTCTGGTCACTGGTCTCGACCAAGGCCAAGATCGCGCTGGATCAGATCGCCGAGGACGAACGGGGCGGGTCCATGGGCGGGTTCGGGCGGCGCTGATGGCGGGATGGACGCCCGAACTGGCCGACCGTCACAAGGAAGCCTTCCTGCGGCATCTGGATTATACGTTCTGCAAAAGTAAGGACTACGGCTACATCAGTCTTGGTAAGAACCTTTTGAACTCTCAGAAGATGGTGATAGATACGGTTTTCACCGGACTTGGCGAGGACAAGCACGATTTCAAGTTCCTGAAATCACGACAACTTGGTATTTCTACCATAACCCGCGCTATTTCTTTGTATTGGAACGGCATTTTCGAGATGACTTCGGCGTTGCTGTTCGACACGACGCAGCATCTGGACGAAGCGCGCCTCGAACTGATCGACATGCTGCAAAAGTTTCCGCCCGAATACGAGTTCCCGCGCAAGGTCCGCGACAATCGCTACTCTCTGACCCTGGCCGGCGGCTCGCGTATCAACCTGATGTCGGCCGGCGTCGGCAAAACCAAGTCCAGCGGCGGCCTTGGGTCAGGCTCCGGCATCAGCATGGTCCACCGGTCGGAACTGTGCGGCTATGGCGATCCCGAGGCGCTGGAAAACTTCCGCCACACGCTCTCGCGGCTCAATCCGAATCGTCTGTTCATCGATGAATCGACCGCTCGCGGCTATGGCATCTGGCATGATATCTGGAACGAGGGAAAGGAAGACCCCGATTGCGTGTGCGTGTTCATCGGCTGGTGGGCGCACCAGAATCAGGTGATCGAACGCGACCACCCCGACTTCAAGACCTATACCGCCGATCCTTTAACTGACGACGAGCGGAACAAGATCCGGCTGGTCAAGGAGCAATACAACCACGAGATCACGGCGGAACAACTCGCCTGGATCAGAAAGGAAATGCGCGGCACGGACGATGACGAGAACAAGTCCGACGATCCGACGCGCATCCAGAACCAGCCATGGACCGAGGCCGAGGCGTTCCAGCAGACCGGTGCGACCTTCTTCCAGTCGGAAATCCTGACCGAGCAGACCAACAAAAACGCCAACAACAAGTTCACCGCCTACTCATTCATGCCGGGGTTCGACTTCGCCGACATGACCGTGGTGGCGACGAAGCACTGGCGGCACGGGCAACTGAAGGTATGGGAAGAGCCGGTCGAGGACTCGGTTTACGTGGTCAGTTGCGACCCGGCCTATGGGCACTCGGACAAATCCGACCGCTCGGCCATTCAGGTGCTGCGGTGTTTCAGCGATGGGCTGGACCAGGTGGCGGAATACGCCTGGCCGCTGATCAACACGCAGCAACTGGCCTGGGTGGTGGCCGCCATCGAGGGGTGGTACGCGGGGCAGACCAGCACGGTGTATCGCATCGTGGAGATCAACGGGCCAGGCGAGGCGACATGGCGGGAACTCCAACAACTCAAGCAGAAGATCGCTACTGGTTACTTTGGGCATCAACTGACGGACCGGGGGCTTCTCTCGATCCAGGCCAACGTGAAGAACTATTTCTATACACGTTCCGACAGCCAGCATCCGGGGCATGTGTGGCAGTTCAAGACTCAAAGCCAGTTGAAGGTCGCGATCATGGAGCGTCTGCGCGACGTGACCAGTTCCGGGCTTCTCCGCATTCGGTCGATGGCGACGCTGGAAGAGATGAGGGCGATTGCCCGCGAGGGTGATAGCATCGCCGCCGAAGGCTCCGGCAAGGACGACCGCGTGGTCAGTCTCGCCATGGGCGTCAGGTGCTGGGAGGAACGGGCGCGGCGCAACCTGATGCAGATCAGGCGCACGCGGGAGGCCGACATCGCGCGGCGCAGGGTGAGCATGGTGGATCAGATCAAGTTGTATAACGACAACCAGCTATCGACCTTCCTGGCCGGCAAGTCGGCGGCACGGTTGGCACAGCAGCGCGCGGCGCTCAGGCAGAGACGGTGGGGTGGCAGATGATCCGCCGCGGCTTCCTGCTTGGCCTGCTCGCGGCGCCCGCGATCATTCGTACGCCCGGCTTGCTGATGCCGGTGAGGCCGTTCCTTATTATTGAACCGCTGATTTCCGCGAACCAACCAATGTGGCAATTCGGAAACGACGAGTTGATCAGCATCACGCACCGGGCGTTGGTGCCGAAATTGTTCGTTCAGATGTATCAGGATAATCAACTACTGAAGATGCTCGCGAATGGTGGCGTGGAGGGCATTGTCACATGATCCGCCGCCGCTATCGCTGCCCGTCGTGTCAGAGGGTGTTCGAGTATGACCATCATCCGAGTGTTGAGGCTGATCCGGTCTCGGCTTGCCCTTACACCGGTTGCGACGCCGCCGCCGGTTCCATGGCGCCCGCTTTGGTAATGCCGCATATCGCTAAGTCCATCGGCAGGAACACCGATGCTTATTACCGCGAGATGGAGGCGGGCGCCGCGTTCCGCGCACAGATGGCGCAAGAGACCCACGGCCTGACCACCGAGGAAGCGTCCGCGATCAAGATCACCGACATGCGGGACAACCTGAAGGAAGGCGAGATCGCGGCACCGCCGGTATCGGCCACACCGGGCGGCCTCGGCTTCATCGACGGCGGGCCGATCGCGGCTGGCCTTCAGCAATCTGTCTTCGCCGGCCACCACGTCAACGCGGGCCTGGACGCCATGATGAAGCTGCGCCAGGGCCACGCGCTCACGGCGGCCTCGCGGGTCGCCGCGGGCACCGAGCCGGGCAACAGCCGCGTCTTCGCCAATACCACCATGACCACCGAACTGCCCGCCAATGAGACCCAGGCACCGGGCTACAGGAGACGCCGCTGATGGCAACCGCCCCGTTGAGCGACGAGCAGGCTTACGTGGTGACGCTGCTGCGCGCGGCGGAGGCCGCCACGATCAAGCCGCACCGGTCGAACGAGCCGCTGATCATGCTCGGCAACCTGCCCATCTGCACCTGGCCCACGCTGTTCTCGCTGCTGGGCCGCGAAGTGCTGGTGCCCGACGAGGCGACCGGCGGCTACGCGCTCGCGCCGGCGTGGATCAAAGAACCGAAAGCAAAAACCTGATGGCCCGCCCCGGCAACGTCGTCCGCCTGAAAACCCGCGGCGCCTACTCGCCGCCCGAAGCCTTGTGGGGCCTGCCCGATGATGACCAGGGCATCATTCGCATCGCGCATGAACTGATCGATATCTGCCGCTCCAACGTCGGCCAGCGGTCGGCCACCTATCGCGCCTATCACGACTTCGTGGAGGCTGGCCGCTTCGACAACACGAAGTCCATGTGCAACCTGATGTTCGCGCTGCTGGACCGGCGCGCGGCCATGCTCTACTCGCCGACCGACATTCGGTTCAGCCTCGACTTCGAGAACGACTACGACAAGATCACCAAGGAACGGGGCCGCGTGGTGACGCGCCTGCTGGGCCGGTCCTGGGAACGCACCAACACCGACACGCAGTTCGCCCAGGGCGTGTTCGAAAGCCTGAAATACGGCGCATCCATCCTCAAGCAATGGCCCGTCGTGTCCGGTTCCGACCGCCTGCCGGAATACCGCTCGGGACTGATCATGCCGTGGCAATTCGGCGTGTATCGCCCGGACATGGACGATCTGGACGAACAACCAGCCATGGTGGAAACCTCGACCATCACCCTGCCGGAAGTCTGGCGCCGCATCTGGCAACGCCCCGACGCGCGGGCGCTGTTCGAGCGGATCAAGTCCAACGCCGCCGGCAATCAGGGCAACATGGAGCAGTCCTGGAACCATCCGGTGCTGTCATCATCGCCGCTGCAGTTCGAGTCCGCGACGCGCCCGATGCCGGGTGGTGTGGTGGCGTTGACCTCGACCGGCGCCTTCGATGGCGCACGGCCCGATCCCGCCGCCCCGACCGTGGTATTCCACGAAATCTGGGTCTGGCACGGCGCGGACTATTCCACCATCCAGTTGATCGAGCCGGACATTCTGATCGCGCCATGGGCCAAGATGGGCAACATGCTGATCCAGGCCCAGGACAGCGGTCTGCACCCCTACACGCTGATCCAGGCGAACCAGCAGGCGGGCAATATCTGGGGCCGGTCGGAACTGGCCGATGTCATGTCCACGCAGGACTTCCTCAGCCAGACCATGACCGACCTACGGCAGTTGTTCGGGCTACAGGTGGATAAAATCCTCGCCATCACCGGCGACGGCCTGACCGACGAGCAATACGGGCAGATGAAGACGGCGGGCTACATGAACCTGGGGCCGGGCGGCGCGGTCAACGATCTGACGCCGAAGATACCGCCGGAGACCCTGCCGCTGATCGAGCGGTTGATCGGCATCATCGACCTGATCGCGGGCTTCGACAACATGCTTTCGGGCAAGGGCGAATCGGGCGTGCGCTCGGGCGTGCAGGCCAATCCACTGATGAAGGTGGCGAGCGCGCGGTTGAAGGACGATAGCCTGTTGATCGAGCGGCAGTGCGCCAAGGCGGCGGATCTGCGGTTGTCGCTGATGGAGGCGAAGGACGGCCGCAAGTTTTGGCTGGACGCCGAGAAGATCGAGGAAACCGGTTTTCTGCTGACCGATATTCCGGACGACCGGCGCGTGGTGGTGGACGGTCACACGACCTCGCCGATCTTCGCCGATGAACACCAGAGTTTGCTGGTCGGCGGCTTGAAGATGGGCCTGGTGGACAAGCAATCGGCCATCGAGATGCTGCCGTTCCAGAACAAGGAGACGCTGATCGCGCGGATGAAGGAAGCGGCTGTGGCACAAGCGGCTCAGATGGCGGAACTGAAACGACTGGACCCGGAGGGTTACGCGCACGCCGCTGAAAAGGCGATCACCGGAGGGGCGAAGAAGAAGTGAGGATCAATCTGACCCGGAACAGGAAATGGTACTGCGGCCTGAACGCACGCCATCTGGTTTTCATGGTGCTTAGAACGAACCGTGTTCATCCGTTGAATAACGTGCCGTTGGAAACGACGTGCTGGTATGTCAGTCTGACCGAGTTTTCAGCGGGCAGATACGAAGTGGGGAAGCCTGATTGGGTGGACAGTCTGGGTAATGTGATATGAGTCCCTGGATTGTTCTCGATTCCATCCACGGTAAGTTCATCGTCAACCGGCATTGCGCCTATGTGGCGGAGTGGATCGTCAAAACCGGCGCCACGCACATCGAGGCCGAGATCGCGGCGCTCGTGGGCATCGCCAACACGTTGCCTGAGAAGTGCGTCATCGTGGACGCGGGCGCCTCGCACGGTCTGATCAGCGTGCCGTTGGCGAACACGGTAAAGGCGAAGGGCGGCGTGGTTCACGCCTATGAAATTCAGGAACCGTTCTGGCAAGCGTTGTGCGGAACGGTGGTATTGAATGATTTGGGGAACCTTATCGTGCATCCATCCGGCTTGTCGAATGTCGCCGGGTTTGTTCAAATGCCGATAATGGACTACTCAATACCCCAGGACTTTGGTTTGGTGTCGTTGAGGCAATCCAGTGACACAAAATCCACCGATGTCATGGTATCATTAGTGGATGACTTTGGTTTTCGCCGCCTCGACCTCCTGAAAATCGACGTTGAGGGCATGGAATTCCAGGTTTTGACCGGCGCGCGGCGCTCTCTGGTGGAATTTCGGCCATGGGTCTGGTGCGAATACAATTTATCCGACGTTGACGCGCTGAAATCGTGTTTCGACGGCCTGGATTACACGTTTTTTCGTTTCGATAAGCAAAATATGCTGTGCGCGCCAAGAAAACGGCTCGTGGAGTCGGGAATCAAGGTCGAAGCGGAGACGATGTAGGCGGTTTCAGTCAATTCTCTGCTTTTCCAGCCACGCCTCGAACTCATTGACGGGATACTGATAGCGGGCGCCTATGCGATAGCAGGGCGGTCCCGATCCTGGCGCCTTGCGGGTCTTGCGAAGCCAGTCATACGACTTTTGCAACCGATCGCAGACCTCCTTGGAGCCAAGTCTTCGGGACATCGACGCTTCCATGCGGCACCCTTTCACGCGGTAACGCGGTGTTAGACGCTTTCACGCGCGATTTCAACCAGTTGCTTATTTCCGCGCCACATCCGCACGGTCCTTCCGTCACCCGCATTCCGTGGGGGCAAGGAGAGAACGATGATTCCCACCGATAAGGCCGCTCGCGCGCGCCGCCGTAAGGGCCGCCGGAAGTAATTCCGCCGGCTCCCTCCAATGAACCCCCTCACACCCAGGAGATCGACATGAACATTCGTTATCGTCGGCGCAAGCACGGCAGGCGCTAAGCCTTCGTGTCCGCTTCACTGACACCGCCTGGCGCCGGGGGCGGTATGCCTCCACCGCCGGGTGGTGCCCCCCCTGGTGGACCGCCAGGAGCGGGAGGACCGCCAGGCGGTGGCGCGCCCCCGATCGGCTCCTCGCCGATGACCGGCCCGACCCAGAACCTGGGTTCCATGGCCCAGGCGCAGAAACTGGCCGGGGCGATGGTCGATACCGTCGCCATGATCTTACCAAAAGTCGGCGCCTCGACGCCATTCGGCCAGGATCTGGTCAAGATCATGCAACTACTCGGCAAGCACGCTCAGGCCGGTGCCCCGCCCAGTGACGGGCTGCGGAACCTCGCCATGAAGCAGCAACAGAATCAGCCGCACGCCGCCGCGTTGCAGGCGTCCGCTCCTGGTGGCGGTGCCCCAGGCGGAATGCCGCCGGGCGGTGCGCCGAAACCCCCCATGACGCCCCCAGCGGCGTAGGAGAAATAACATGGCTGTTAGCGGTAGTATCTTTCAGGACCCGACTGCCAAGGTTCCCAAGTCGGACGGCCAGATCGTCCGCGTGGACATGGAGCAGCAGGACATTGGCGGGCGCAAGTCGCATCTCCCGAACGCCAACAAGGCGACCGACATGAACGTGACGCACGTCTCCGGCAACGGGCGCGGGGCGTAAGCCATGGCGCGGATCGAGGTCGAGGAAGCCGACTACAACGCCGCCGCCGGCGTGACCGCCGTGGTGCAGCGCATGATGTCCAATCCGGCGGCCCGCAAGCTGATCCTTCAGGCCCGCAAGACCGTCGATCCGACCGTCTCGATCCCCGAAATCGACGCCGCCGCGCCGGTCAATGCCGCCGTGGACGATGTGCGCGGCGAACTGAACAAATTGCGCGCCGATCTGGCCGAACGCGACCGGGTGGCCGAGGAAGAACGCACGCTCGCGCGCTTCAACGCCAAATGGGAAGGCCAGGCGTCGCAGCTTCGCGCCGCCGGGTGGCGGCAGGCCGGCATCGACGCGGTGAAGACATTCGCCGAGGAAAACGGCATCGCCGACCTCTCCATCGCCGCCGACGCCTGGCAGACCCGCAATCCGGCGCCCGCGCCATCCACGTCGGGCGGTAACTTCGGCCTGTTCGGCAATCGCGACGATGCCGAGGATACCTACGTCATGGACCTGATGAAGTCCGGCTCGCCCGGCGGCAACGTCGATGAGCGCCGGGTGGACAAGGAAATCGCCGCGGCCATCGCCGACGCGCGGGCCAACCGTTGAAACAAGGAATCCAATAGATGGCACTCGCGGGTTTAGGTGTTGCCCCTCCGGCGGGCGCCGCGTTCAACGAACTCTCATCGGTCGTGCAGCGCGCCTTCGTGCGAAAGCTGTTCGTGCAGTTGTATTTCGCCTCGCCCGGCCTGTTTTTCCTGTGGGGCAACGCGCAGCGCGCGGCGGGCGGTCTCAACCAGGTCACGATCCCGATGCAGGGCCAGTCCATGGTCCAGGGGCAGTTCACCAACTACGCGGGCGGCTTCAACGCTCCGGTGGTGATCCCGGCCATTCAGAACGGCCAGTGGAACCTCGCCTACTGGGTGGTGCCGGTGCCGCTGATGTTCGGTGAAAGCATCCTGCAATCGACCGACACGGTGATCTCGCTGCTCAAGGCGAGGATGAACGATGTGTATGCCACCACGCGGCAGAACATCGCCACGCTGCTCTACAAGTCCTCGGTCGGCAACACGCCGCAGTTTCCGAACTCCCTGGCCGACGCCTTCGATGACGGCACCAACCTGCCGGTCTATGGCGGCATCAACCGAACCTCGGCGGGCAACGCAAACTTCAAGGGCCAGTACATCAACGCCGGCAACCCGTCTTCGTGGAACACCAATTTCACCACCGCGACGCTGGGTTGGAACCGCAAGGCGATGTCCAGCCTGCTGACCAAGATCACCGACACGGCGGGCGGCGAGGCACCGACCGCGATGATCATGAATCCCGCCGACTACGCCACGCTGAACAACGACATCATCGGCGTCGAACAGGTCCGCATTCAGCCGAACGGCAACTACAACCTCGATACCGACGTTCGCTCGTCCTTCCCCAACATCAACATCGCCGGCGTTCCGGTGTTCAGCGATCATTTCTGCCCGGTCGGCAATATGTTCGCGCTGAACGTGAAATACACCACGTTCTACATCAGCGAGGACGCCGCGTTGGATTGGTCGGGGTTCCATAGTCTCGTGCCGCTTGGACAGATCGGACAACAGGGGGTTTGCGTTTTGGGTTATCAGGTTGTGAGCGCGAAAAGTTCAAGTGGGGCCTGGGTCTTTGGTTTCGGCGGCGCATCGTTCTGAAGGAACACTGAAATGGCCAACATCATCCAGGCGCCGGGGGTTGGGCTTTCGGTCCCGTCCTTCCTCTACCCCTCCGAGATTTTCGGCGCCCCCATCGACGTGCCGACCGGGCGCATCGCGTTTCCGGGCGCGTCCACCATTCCGCTGCCCGCCGGATCGAACTCCTATCTGTTCGACCTGGGCAACTACTCGTTCATGCAATACTTCGATCCGGTGATCGGCACGTGGCGTGCGTTCTCGACCGAACGGCAGGGGCATATTCAAACCCCATCGAACGGCGTTGATCTGCGAATCGCGAACCTGACGGGATGCCCGATTGCCGCGGTCGTGGTCAACGGCGGTTCCGGCTTCACGCAGGCCACCGCCACGGTCTCGGCGAACGTCGGCGGCTCCACGTGGCGGGCCATCGTCGGCGGGCAGTTGTCGGTTTCCACCATCAACGCGGCCGGCGCCGGTTACACGATGCCGCCGCTGGTGCTGATCCCCGGCCCGCCCGCCTTCGCGTCCAATGGCGTCGGCGGCATTCCCGCTCGGGCCTATGCCATCCTGACCGGAACCTCCGTTACCACGGTCAGCCTGACCGAACTGGGCGCTGGCTACACGGTCGCGCCGACCGCCGTTTTGGTGCCGAACCCCGCCGATCCAAACATCGGTGCCATCACCCCGGCCACCATCACGCTGATCAAGGTCGCGGCGACCGCGGACGCCATCACCGCGGCGGTCTGCACCAACAACGGCAATGTCCTCGCCACCTTGTCCGCCCTCACTCTGACCGGGGCCGGCGGGGCGGGAAGCGGCTCATCCATCGTGCCGCAGGTGCTGCGGACCATTACCAGCACATCCGTTGTCGCTGGTGGTGTCGGTTTTGGCACCGCCACCGCGTTCGCCGGTGTCTCGTCCACGGGCGGGTTCTCGACGCCAACACCGGCATCGCTGGAACCGACCGCCGATCTGACCACGCTGCGGATCAGGCCCGCCTACGGCGTCGGCACCACCAACGCGGGCGGCACGATCACTGGCGTCACGTTGAACGACCCGGGGCTGTTCCTCTCCAATCCGACCGCCGTGATCACCGCCGGCGGCACGCTGCCGACCACGCTGGCCTCGATCACGTTCGCGACCGGCGCGGGCGTGGATAGTATCATCTTCCAGCCGCTGTAACCCGTAACCCTGACCAGAGGGCAACCGCCGATGAGGGAGGGAATGCCAGATGCTCGCTTCCTACCTCAGCCAGACCCGCAGACTGCTTCAGAACCCGGCCGCTCCGGTGCCGCTCTACAGCGACACCGATCTCACGTTGGCGATCAACGAGGCGCGCGTACAACTTGCTGCGGAAGCCGCGTGTATCCGGGTGATGGGAACGCTGGCGATCACGGCGACCAACCCCGGACCTTATCAGTTCGCGTCCATCAACACGTCCTCTGCGGTGGGCGTCCTGGATGTCATCGCTGTCCGGACTATCTGGGTGCTCGTGGGATCGGGACAGGTGATGCTGCCGCCGCGGCCTTTCGAGTGGTTCTCCCTCTACACCCTCAACACGCCGGTTCCTGACCAGGCGGTTCCCAACATCTGGTCGCAGTTCGGCCAGGGTGCCAACGGCACGCTGTATTTCAATGTGCCGGATCAGGATTACAGCCTGAATCTCGATACCGTGTGCCTGCCGATTCCGCTCGCGGACGATACCACGGTCGAGGCGATCCCGCCGTTGTGGCAGTCCGCCGTGCAGTATTACGCCACGTACACGGCGCTGCTCGGCGCCCAGACCGGCGCGCGGATGCAAGAAGCAGACAAGATGCTGGAACGGTATGAATTGTTCGTGCAGCGGGCGCGTAAGTTCGCCACGCCGGAAGTGCTGTCCTCGCAATATAGTCAGGTGCCCAATCCTGTCCGCGCCAATCAGATCGGCGGTCCGCCGCAGCAAGGCCCGCAAGGGGCGGCGGCCTGATGCCCGCGACGCTCAATACATACTTGCAGCAAGCCCAGCGCCTGCTTCGCGACACGCGCCAGGAGATGTGGAACCCGGATGATTTGCGGGAATACTGCAACATGGCTCGTCGCGAAGTCGCCATGCGATCTCAGTCGATCCGTCACGTTCCCCGCATGTGGGGAGCCATTATGTCCGCCACGATCACCAATGGCGGCACCGGTTACACCAACCCAACCGTGACCATCACACCGCCTGATAGTCCGAGCGGAGAGTTGCCGTTTCCCGCTGGTAATCAAGCCACGGGATCGGCCACGCAAACTGGCGGTGTCATTGATAGCGTATTCATTGATTATGGCGGGGATGGCTACTGGCAACCACAGATCACTATTCATGATCCGACCGGCACGGGCGCGACTGCTATTCCAAATATGTCGCCGATCAGTCAGGTATTGCCGGGGCGGGAGGTTTATCAATTTTCTGAGTTCGACCTGTCCGTGTTTCCCGGCGTTGCCAGCATCTATGCCATTCGTTCGGTCTCCATCCTGTTCGCGCAATGGCGTTACAGTGTCGCCATCTACTCGTTCAGCGAGTATCAGGCGAAAATCCGTAGCTTCGCGAGTGGATCGTTCCAATGGATACCGACCTACGGCACGCAGTTCGGGCGCGGCTCCGGCGGAAGTCTGTATCTATATCCGTTACCTTCGCAACCATATCAGATGGAGATCGACTGTTCCTGCCTGCCGCAAGACTTGTTGACCAACCTCAGCGTCGAGGCGATCCCTGATCCCTGGACCGACGCCGTGCCTTACTGGATGGCGTATATGGCTTATTTAGAGGGGCAAAACCACAACTCCGCTCGTCTTATGCAACAATTATTCGATGAGCGCATGACCCGCTTCGGCGCCTACGCCGCCCCCGGCCGCGCGATCAATCGTTACGGTCGCTTATGAGCGGCGCCCGCCCCCCGCCCCGCGCGCAACAACAGCAAGCGCAGCAGGATCAGTCCGGCGGCCTGATCGTGTTCTCGGGCTACAGTGGTCTGAATACCCAGGCCAGTCGCATCGGGATCGAGGACACGCAAGCCGCCTGGATGGATGGATTTTTTCCGCAAGGCACCGACAACGCCCGCATCATCTTCGATCATGGTCCGGCGTTTCAGTTCATCGCTTTCCCAAGCGTCATCGAATCTTTCCAGTTTGGCAATATCGGCGCTGATCCTTACATGATCATCTTCTTGTCGAACGGCCAAATCCTGGCTCAGAACACGCTGACGACCGTTACCAGGAGTATCGCGCCGCCAGGGACAATCGTGAATTTCCAGATTGGCATGAGCCAATGGGGATCGACCTACATCCTGATCGTGGCGAATCAGTTGAATGGCTATTTCGTATGGGACGGCACCACGTTCTATCAGTCCGGCGACACCGTTCCGGGTGATCCAGGCGGCCTGATGCCGACCGGGATCAACGGCACCGCCATCGAGACCTATACCGGCCACGTCTGGATCGTGAACCAGAATATCCTTGAGTTTTCCGCGCCTGGCAGCATCGTGGACTTCTCCACCGCCAACGGTGGCGGCAACCTGACTTCGAACGATTCCACGTTGCGTGTACACTGGACGCAACTGGTCGCCACCAACGGCTATCTCTATCTCTTTGGCGACTCGTCCATCACCTACATCGCCAACGTGCAGACCACGGGCGCAGGCCCAAGCACGACGACGTTCACCATTCAGAACGCCGACCCGGAAGTGGGCACGCCATGGCCCGGCACGGTCGATGTGATCGGCTCCAACATCGTTTTCGCCAACGCCTGGGGTGCCCATGTGTCTTACGGAGGCCGGACGGCGAAGATTTCCGGCGACCTGGACGGGATTTACAATTCGCTGCCTAACTTTGGCGGACAAACACCGACCGCGACCAAGGCGATCATTTTCGGTAAGCGGGTTTGGGCGCTGCTTTTGCCCGTGATTGACGCATTTACCGGCCAACAGGTCAATAAATTGTTCATCTGGGACGAAAAACGCTGGTGTTCGACGCAACAGAGCCTGAATCTGACCTTCGTGCAGCACCAGGAGATCGATTCGGTCCTGACGGCGTGGGGAACTGACGGTCACACCATCGCGCAGTTGTTCACGACGCCATCGGCCGACTTCCAGAAGGTGATCCGGTCGAAATTCTGGGCGATTCCCAAGGGTGACGCCATCGAGAACGCGGTGAACCGGCTTTGGGGCGTGGTTCAGTTCCATTCCGAGCGGGATGCGACCCTGACGATAAGCCTGGACAGCGAACTCGGCGCCGCGCCGGTCACGGTCGTTCCGCGCAATCCGTTCATGGCCTGGATCAACAACGGGGGTCTGCAAATGACCTGGCAGAACAACGCGGCGGTGCAAATGTTCTGGCAATCGACCGGACAAGACATCGTGGTGTTCCCGCCGCAGGCGTGCGGGCAGCATGGCGTGCTGCTCGGCTTCACGTTGACCACCAGCGCCGCCGATCTGGGGCTGTTGTCGCTGTCCACCATGCCGGTGCCCGTGCAGGGGAGGTATTAAATGCCGCTACCGACCCTTTTCGCCGCACAAACGCTGTCCACCGGGGCGCAACTCGACGCCAATTTCGCCGCCCTCGGCCAGATCGCGGTGATCCCCGGCACGATGGCCGGCACTAACGCCATCACGTTCACGCCGCTCGCCACGGCGCCCGCGGTGCCCGCCTACGCCAATTACATGATGTTCGGCGGCGTGGCGGGCGGGACGAACACGGGCGCCACCACGGCCACGGTGGCGGGCCTTGGCACGTTGTCGGTGTTCAAGGGATCGGCGGCGGGGCCGGTGGCGCTCGCGGCGGGCAACATCTTCGTGGGGAACTTCATCATCCTGGTTTACAATTCGGCGCTGTCCGGCGGCTCGGGCGGCTTTCAACTGGTGTCGGTGTACTGATGGGAATCGCGGACATCTTCAATCTACCCGGCAATGACGACCAACTCGCGTTCTGGTCGCGGATGCACATGGTCTGGCACCGTTCCGCCATCGTGGAAATCCAGCGTCAGCACGCCATCATCCTCGCGGAGTTCCTGCTCGATCCGATTTCGGTTGACGAGATCGACGTGTTTCTCGCCAACCATCAAACCATGCACAACGACCTCGACGCCATCTTGCAGGTGCCGTCGCAAGACCTGACGAACGTGGACTGGGAGGACGAGACGCAGCGCATCGGCTGGTTCCAGGCACACGCGCAACAGACGCAGCAAGAGAGCAACAAGTTGGGGATCGGGGCATGAGCGCGACCTTCGTGGAAGTCGAACCGATCAAGGTATGGCGCGCGTTCGCCCCGGACATCGCGGAAGTCGAGGGGTGGCTGATCCCGCGCCTGATGACGCTGTATCCGGACAGCACTTATATCGGCCTGCGCTCGCGCCTGATGCTGATGACCGTCAGCAACGAGGAACAGGTGGTGCGGACCCAGAACGCGGTCGCCGCCATCCGCTCCGTGCCGGAGAACCTGACCGGCGTGCCTTACGCCAAGGTATGGTTCGCGCTTGGCAAGTCAGGCGAGGGCGACGTGGAGGGTGACGAGATCGCCGAGTTGCACCGCGCCATGCTGACCTGGATGCGGCGCTGCGGCATGGAAACCATGATCTTGTCCGATCTGATGGACTGCGACCGGTCCTACATCCGCCATCGCATCGGCAAGCTGACGAAGTATGAGGTCCATGCGTGGCATCTGGGCCAGCAGCCGGCGAAGGAGGGGTAATGTTCGACGCCTCATCCGCTTCGGCCTTTTCCTTTCAGCGCGAGGCGTTCGCCACCGTGATCGATGAGGCGCGGCCCATGTTGGCGGCGCAATGGATCGAGGCGGGGCAGACCGAGGCGGGCGAATTCGCGCTGGCCGACGATCGCTATCTCGCGATGGAGCGGGTTGGCGCGCTGCGGATTTACACCGTGCGTCATCACGGGGTGCTGGTGGGTTACGTGTCGCTGTTCGTGTTCACCGGGATGCACGCCGCCGCCAAGGCGGGGATTTCCGACGCGCTCTACGTGCTGCCCGCGTTTCGGCGCCCGATGGTGTCGCTGCGCCTGATGCGCCATGCCGAGGCGGCATTGCTGGCTGAGGGCGTGACGGTCATTCACATGCAGGTCAACGAGCGGTTTCCTGGTCTCGGTCGATTGCTTGAACACATGGGCTACAGGCCGGTTTCCCGCACTTTCACCAAGGTCATCGATCATGCCGCTTGATTTCGGAATTGGCGAGGCGTTGGCGCTGGCTCTTGGCGGTGGTGCGTTCGCTGAAGCCGCCGCGCCGATCATTGTCGCGGGTGTTGAGGGCGCGGGTCTGGGCGCCGCGGGAAGTGCCATCACGGGCGGCAAGCCCGCGCAAGGTGCTTTGTTTGGCGGCCTTGGTGGAGCATTGACGGCTGGCGCCGGGGAATTGCTTGGTGGTGTGGGTGGCGTTGCCGGTGACACGGCTTCCCAGGCGGCGGCCTTGGCTGATCCAGCGTCCAGTTTTGGTGCGTTGCCGGCGGGGTCTCTGTCTGGCGCTGATTTGTTCACGGGGGGCTTTGGCGCGGGTGCTTTTGATGCCGCTGGTTCGGCTGGTTCAGTGGGCGCGAACTTTGGCAATGTCGCCGGGTTGACGGGGAATTTCGCTGGCGCGGTTGACCCAACCGGAACGCAATTTGGCAATGTGGCTGGCGGCGGATCGTTCTCAGGTGGTGGGGAAACCGCTTCTTTTATTCCATCTGATACAGCGGCGCAGGCCACGGCACTGGCTGATCCCGCGTCTTCGTTTGGCGCGCTCGCGCCGGGATCGCTGGCTGGTGCCGATCTTAGTATCGCCGGAGATATCGGCGGTGCCGTAGGTGGTGATGTCGCGAGCGGTCTCGCGAGTGCCGGTGGAACGCTGAGCGATCTTGGTGGTGGCGCGACGGCTCCCATAGCGGCGCCGCCGCCCGTGACGCCGTTCACGCAAGCCGCGCAAGGTATTCCGACCTTTGGTGGTAGCGGCGGGGACATCGCGACCAGCGCCGGGGCGCCACAGGCGACACTCGCCAGTTTGGGCGGGGGCGCCGGTCCTGGTAGCACGGCGGGCGGTACGGCGGCTTTTTCACCGCCGGCGGCCTTGGGTGGTGGCGGGCCGGGCGCGCTGGACTTCACCGCCGCGACGCAAGGCACGCCTGGAAGCCTGTTCTCGGGGGCATCGGATACGGCGACCTCGCTCGCGCCGGGGGCGACGGATACAGGCGGTGGCCTGGTTGACGTTGGTGGCACCGCGCCAATCAATCCGCAACAGATCGCGAGTGATTTTGGCGCGACGTTCGGCAACGATACGGGATTGCCCACCGATGTCGTGCCGCCGGTTCCACCAGAGGGCGGACCGCCAGGATTGTTGCAGCGGATTGGTGGATCGTTAGCGTCAATTCCAGGCAAGATCGGCACATCTTTGGAGAATGCCGCCAGCGATCCGCTGAAATTGGCGGGCCTCGCGATTACCGGCGGAGGATTGCTGAAAGACCTCGCCGCACCGCAGCAAATCCCCGGCATTCCGCAACTGACGAACCTCTCCAACACGACAGGCGCGCAAGGCCAGAGCCTGATTGGGCAGGGTCTTGGGCAACAATCGGCGCCAAGGGCGGGTGCCACCGATCTCGCCACATCCGCCGTGTCACAAGGTCAGTCACTTGCCTCGCACCTGGAAAACGGCACGTTGCCGCCCGGTGTGCAGGGCGCGATCGATCAGGCGTCCAACGCCGCCATTCAGACCATCAAGGGTCAATATGCCTCGCGCGGCATGTCGGGGTCGTCCAGCGAATTGCAGGACATCAATGCCGTTAAGGCCCGCGCCGTGACGCAGGGCACCCAGATCGCGTTGCAACTGCAACAACAGGGTCTTGGCTTCGAGCAGCTTGGCGCGAATCTTTACAACTCACTGATCGGGCAATCCAACAATCTGTTGCAGGTCGGCGCTAGCCTAACCGGCCAGAGCGGCAACCAACTCAACGGCCTCATCGCCGCCAACGTCGCGCAGAGCAACCAGGTCAACACCGCCATCGGCAATCTCGGTCGCGCGCTCGCGGGTGGCAATGTGACCAATAACACCACGAATGTCGCCGCATGAGCGAAACACTCGAACGACCCAACGCGCAGGCGGTCGCCGCCGATCTTGGTGTCGGCAGCGCGGATACGGGCAACGATCCCGACGAAATGCGGAAGAAGGCGCTGGCTGACGCACCGCGTCAGGCACTCGCGCTGAATGTGCCGCCGGTTCCGCCGGTCAGGCCGCGATCCGATCGCAATGGAATCGCGGTGCCGACACCAAACGCCGCGGCGCCAAGAACCACCGACGCCGCTCCGGCGGACCCGAACGATCCCTGGCAGTCCTCGCCCATAATGGTGAGCCTGAAGGGCATTCTGATCCCTGGCGAGGGCGCGGGCGGTGATCCAACGGCCCGCAATCCGATCTCAGGGGCGCGCGGCACGTTTCAGTTCATGCACGACACTTTCGTTCCGCTGATGAAAAAGAACCATCCCGAGGAAACCCGCGGCAAGAGCGACGCGGAAATCTGGGCGATGGCGGACATCGATAAGGTCAACAGCCGCGAGGCCGCCGAACTCGCGCACGACAACATGATCCAGATGCAAAAGGCTGGCGTGCAGATCACACCGCAAACGCTCGCCGGGGCGCACCGTCTGGGCGCGGGCGGCATCATCGCCGTGCTGAAAGCCGATCCGAACACGCCCATGAGCGCCATCGTGCCCGCCGCCTTCTCGCAGGGCGGCAACATGGACATCCACGACCTGACGGCGGCGCAGTTTCTCGCCAAACCTTACCCCGGTGGGGGTGGAGGCGGTGGGGGCGACCCAACCGGGCAGAACGCTTCCTGGCAACGGATGCAGCAAAACTTCCAGCAGGCCCAGGAGGCCATGCGGGAGATAACCCAGGACTATCGCAAGGATCGTGATCGCGTGCGCGATCTGGCCTCGCGCTACAAGCCGTTCGAGCCGACGCCCGCCCCAAGGCCGCCTGAAGTCGATCCGATGCAATCGTTCGGCGGCATCGCCTCGATCTTCGTGGCACTCGCCGCCGGCCTGTCCAGGACACCCGCCGTGGCGGCGATGAACGGCCTCGCCGGCGTGATCGACGGCGCGCGGGAGAAGGATTGGACCAAGTACGCGGCGAACTACAAAGCGTGGAAGGACAACTCGGAATACGCTTACAAGGCGCATGAAGAGTACTCCAAGGATATCAACGAAGCCATGGAAATGATGACCAAGGACGTGAACCTTGGTGAAGCCATGCTGAAGGCGACGTTGGCCATCGGTGGTCAATACGAGAAGGATATTCAGGAATGGCGTGAGCGTCCGCTGGATTTCCAGATCAAGCAGGACGCGGCGGTGAAGGCCCGCCAGGAGATGCAGAAGCGTCAGGAAGACATTGACGACGACGTGCAGCTTCGCGGCCTGAATGGTCAACGAGACGCGGCGCGTGAGCAGTTCACCGCGGCACAGGCGACCAACGATCTGGTGAAGGTCGCCGAGGCGCAAAAGCACCTGACCGACGCGGAAGCCGATGTCGAGCGGAAACTGACCGACATCGAGAAGCGCAAGGCCGCGCAACTGGGCGGACGGTCACGTGGCACGGGCGGCGTGATGGATGCCGCGAAACTGAGAATTTACGAACAGTGGGTCAAGGACAACCCCGACGCGACGGCGGAGCAGAAATCGGCGTTCTTCAACAATGTGATGGGTAAGGAAGATCCTGGGGAAAGAACCCGCATTCGTCAACAAGAAGCCGATACCAGGGCAGATCGCGCCAAAGCCGACGCGGATTACAAGGAGAAGATGGCCGCGCTCGGTCAGGACAAGCGAACAGATTCGCGTCAGCTCGCGGAATCACGCATTGCCGCCGCCAAGGAGTTTCATCAACAGAACGTCGAACTGGCGGTCAAGAAACTTGATCAAAATGCCTCGCAATTCGATCGGAAAGAGAACGAAAAGGAGAAGCACGACCGCTTCCTTGAAGCCATATCCAACGACAAGGTGCTGAACGACGCGGAAAAGGCCCGCCTGAAACGGGAAGAGGATATTCGCTGGCACGATATGTCGGATGCGCGTGGTTGGGGCGTGATCAAATCACGCGAGCAGATCGCCAAAGAAGGCAACGATCTGAAACGTGAACATGAAGCCGATTGGGTCAAACTCGGCAACGACAAGACCGCTACGACTAAGGAGATCGCGGACAAGCGGATTGAATCCGCCGACAAATATCATGCTTCTCAGGTGGAACTGAAACTTCAGGGGATGCAACTGACGGACGAGCGTCAGAAGGAAACCGCGCGCCACAATCTCAGAGAGGAAGAAATCAGGCAGGACAAACTGCTGAACGATGTCGAGAAGAACTCTTTGGTCCTGGAAGAGAGCAAGCGGTGGCATGACCTGTCCAACGCCCGTGGCTGGGGCGGTATCGAACAACGTGATCGCTCTGGTGCCGCGCGCAACGCCACCACGGTTCAGGTCGCGCAAATGCATGGCGAGTTCGGTGCCGCGCACGATGCTCGCGTCGCCGTTATTCAGGCGGACAATCGTCTGAGCAGAGAACAGAAAGACGCGGCGATCCTTGCCGAACGCAAGCGCAAAGCGGAGGTCGATGAAGCGTTCCGCGTTGACAAGCAAGGCACCAGCAAGGCCGCCATCGAAAAGGAGCAATGGGAGGACGCCAAGGGCGTCGCGGAACAGCGGCTTCGGTCCAAGGGGCAAGACCCGAGTCCGGAAGAGGTCGGCGTGGAAGCAAAACGGGTTCTCGCGGAATCAGGCCGTTTCCCTCCAAAAATTTCGCTTTCGGACGCTACGGTAGCGGAACGAGCGACGGAAATCTACGCCGAGGCACCGGAAGGCTCCATGACGCCATCGCAGGCACGGATGCAGGCGATGCACGAAGTCGCGGACGCCAAAAAGGTCGAGCGCACCACACTCGCCATGGAAACCGCGCGTAAAGTCCAACTTGATATCGCGCGTGCTCATGAGGGAGACCCTGAATGGACTCCTGGCAAGATCGCCATCGCGGCCATGCAGGAAATATCCAGGCACGGGAACCAGGCGCTGAAGCTGGAAGAGTTCGATGCCGTGGTTCAGGATGTGAAGAACGATCATCTGGGTGATCCGTCATGGACACCGGGAAAGATTGTACGCGAGGCCAACCGGCAGATCACGGAATCGCACCAGCGGGCGACATCGGCGAACGTGAACAAACAGGTCTATGAGGACGTGCTAAAGGACGTGCAGGCCGATCCAAAGTTCGCCAATCAGCCGCGTGGCGCGCAGGACATCGAGACCATCCATCGCATGGCCGACGCGCACCGCCAGACGCCGCCGACCCTGAACGACGCTGCTGCCGATATGGAGGCGAAGCAGTTCCTGATGACCGGGCAGATGCCGTCCATGGGCATCGGCGGTCTCGGCGCTCGCACGCAAATCCTCAACCGCGCCGCTGAGATCGCCATGGAAACCGGCCACACGATCCAGGATTACATCGTTGGACGGGCCACGCTGAAGGCGGACGCCGGGGCGTTGTCGCAGATCACCAAGATCGCGTCCGCCGTCGATGCGTTTGAGAAGACCGCGCTGAAGAACATGGACGTGGCCGAGGCGTTGATGAACAAGGGTGCCGGCACCGCCGCCGGTCCCGTGGTGAACCGTTGGTTGCAGCGGGGCCGCTATGGCATTGGCGACAAGGACGTGGCGGAGTTCGACACCGCGATGGGCGCCATCCAGGGCGAATATGCCAAGATCATCTCGGGCGGTTCCGCCTCCATCGCGGCTTCGCCGGAAGGCGCGCGGTTGGAAGCGCAGAAATGGTTGGACGCGATGCAGTCGCCCGCCGCCATTCGCGGCCAGTTCGCCGTGGCGCGGCGCGACATGCAAAATCGGATTACGTCGCTGCGCGAGGAAGAGTCGATCTTGCGGAAACACATGCTCAGTCCGGTGGACGCGGATAAGTCCGGTGGACCGACCGCGGCACCTCAACAGACCGGCGGGCTCCCAGAACGAAAAGACCTCGTGAAAAACAAACTGTATCCTGGTTACGGAACCTGGACCGGCACCGGGTTCCGCCCGGAGGCATCGCCCTGATGGCTGAGAAGGAACTGTCTTACGAAGATGCCGTCGCTCGCGGGCCACAACAAGGCGAAGTGTCCTATGAGGACGCGGTGAAAGGTGGCTCAGCGGAGACACCGCCCGCCAAACCCATGTCTACCTTGGGCCGGTTCGCCACGGGCTTCCGCGATCCGATCACGGGCGTCGAGCAGATCGCCGAGCATATCCGGGGCAAGGGCAAGGAAGCCGACGAATACGTGCGCGACCGTGAGAAGCGGATCGCGGCCTCGACGCCGAACATCGCGCAAAGCAAGACCGTGCTGGATGATTTGGGGCGTGCTTCGCATACGCGAGAAGAGCCGCCGGGAGATAGTTCGCCCGATCCGGTGCGTGGCCTGGGAGAAATGGCGAATCCGTTGACCTGGGCCGGGAGTTGGTTGCGACCTGGATTGCGGACGGCGGTGGAACTGGGTGTCAGGCAGGGAGTGTTGTCACCGACCACGGATGAGGATTTCGCCTCGGGCAAGACCAAACAGGTCGTTGGTGGTGCCGTGACAGGCGCGGCGACACAAGGCGCGGGACGAGTGTTGGGCGGTGCCATCCGGCCGGAAGTGCGTCCTGGCGTTCGCGCCTTGATGGACGAAGGCGTGCAACTCACGCCCGGTCAGATGGCCGGCGGGAACATGCGCGACAATATGATGGGGAACATCGTCAAGCGGGCTGAGGAAGCGGCGAAAAGCATCCCCATTGTCGGATCGTTCATCCGCGCCTCGGAACGCCGTACGCTGGACACCTTCAATCGCGCCACCGCCAATCAGGCCCTCGCTCCCATTGGTGTGAGGGTGCCCGAGACCTCCACGGGGCATATGATCATCGGCGATGGGCAACTGGCTTTGAGCGACGCTTACGATGCCGTGTTGCAAAGAATACACTTCGACATGAACCGCGATCCGCAGTTCGGTCCCGATGTTCAGAGTCTGTTCAATCTGACTCGTGGGTTGCCAGAAGCGCAACGCGGGCAGTTCGATTTCATTCTCAGGCAGCGCCTGGCGGGTCGATTGAGTCCGACCGGGACAATGAGCGGTGATACACTGAAGGGCGTGGAAAGCGAACTCGGGAACTTTGCTTCAAATTACCGCCATTCGTCTGACGCGGCGCAACGTCAGTTGGGGGAGGCGGTATCGGAGTTGCAGGCCATCGTTCGGGATTCACTCGCGCGCCAGCATCCGAACGAGGCGCAACGGTTGCAGGACATCAACACGGCCTATGCCATGTTCGCGCGGATTGAGGGCGCGGCGGCGCGGCGAGCGAGTTCCACGGGCGTTTTTACCCCAGGTGATTTGCTGGGCGCCATCAAAGCGCAGGACCGGACCGTTCGGAAACGCGGCTTCGCGCGTGGTGACGCGCTACTTCAGAACTGGGCGGAAACCGGCAACGACGTGATTGGCAATAAGCTACCGGACAGCGGCTCTCCGGAGCGGTTGTTATGGGATGTCGGCAAGGGCGCTCTTGTTGGCGGCGGTGCGCATGTCGCGGGCGCCGGGCTTCCGGTTCTCGGCGCGATGGGTGTCGGTTCCACCATTTACAGCGAGCCGGCGCAACGCGCGCTGAACTGGGCCGTAAGGAATCGCTCGCCCTGGCGTGATACCGCCAAGGCGGCGATCAACCGCAATGCGGCCTATGCCGCGCCGCCTGTCGCCGCCGGAACATTGGCTGAACTCGGCGTGGGGCAAAATGACGAGCAAAGCCTGAGTGAGACCGCGCGATCTTTGCTGTCTTCCATGGGTTTGCAGTAACGGATCATGCCATGAGCCAGCCCCCCGCCATCGAGACCAAGTTGACCCGCCTCGCCGAACAACTGCTGGACGACGCGATCACCGGCCAGGAAAGCGTGGACGCGGTGGACGTGTTCAAGGCGGTCAGCACCTGGCAACTCGCGATGAAGAAGGCCGCCGGGAAGGATGCACCTGACCCATCCGGCTCGTTCGCCGCCATCCGCTCCGCGCTCACGCAGAAACCCGCCAACAAGGAAGAACTGCAATGAAGAAGCCCATGCCGCCGCCCCCGAAGTCAGGCACGCGCTACGCCGCCGCCTCGCCGTCCCTGCCACGCAACGCCAAGGTCGAGGAACAGCACACCCGCAAGCCGCCGCTGAAGCACAAGGGCAAATGATGATCCGTCTGCTGATCGCGCTGTTGCTGCTGTCCGGCGCCGCATGGGGCCAACCCGTGCAGCAATCCAAGACCGTCACGCCGGGCCATGTTTCGACATGGACAACCACGGGCGTCATTCAGGATGGTGGCACGCCAGATGATCCCAAGGTGACAGGCGGCATTGGCGCGGTCAGCACGAACATGCGCTCCATCTGCACCCAGAACCGCACCAGCGGCGCGGTGTCGCAGATGTGTCTTGGCGTCACACCGGACGCGGGGATTCTGTCCCTGGAAAATCTGAGCGGTCCTGGCCTACCGCTACAATTCGACATCAACGGCGTACGCTATACGTTTCCGTTTCCCGCCGCGCCGATCAACGTGCCGTGGCTGGCCGCGACCTCGTTCGGCGTGGTGGCGGATGGTGTGACCTCGGACGATGTGGCGATGAAGAACGCTTTCGCCGCGTGTGCCGCTGGTGGGTATCAGTTGTTGTTGCCGCGGGGCCGTATTCTGATGACGGGTGCGGCGGGACCGATTACTCTTCAGAACTGTCATGTTGAAGGTACTGGGGTTGTCGCGGGTGAAACGGCCGTGGCTACCCAGGGAACCATGCTATTGCTGACCAGCACCACGGTCAAACCATTCATTGCTGGGTCTAACTGGGCATGGTCGGGAACCAACTTCTTCTGGCCGAACCAAACCACGGGATCGGTGGTTTATCCGCCGCTGTTTAACATCCAAGCGGGATCGGGTGGCTGCAAGTGGAGGTTCTTCCACAACGTAGTCGTCAACGCTTACGATTTCCTGGATGACACACCTGGGACTGGATATTGTGAGGGTGAGTGGAATATTCA